ATACGGCATAAGCACTCTCCTCTCCTTTATCGGGAGAGGAGAGCAATGCTTTATGTTTTATTGTTCAGCTTGACTACCTGGATGTTGATCTACTACAGGATTAAAACCATTAGGCTCTTCACGAACACTGTTCCAATCTACTTCTTCCTCAGTAACTTCTACATCACCTTCTAGTGTAGCGTGTTCCAAAGCTTCTTTCAATTCTTCTTCAGAAACCACAGCCACGACTGTTTCACCTTGAGTGAGTTCTACTGCATCTTCCAATGCTTTCAAATCTTCCATGCGTTTATCCGCTTCTTTTACAGCGTTTTGCATTTCTTGGTTAATACCGATTTGGTCAGAAACCATTTGTTGCAATTCTTTAGAAGGATCTTCAGGCAGAATCCAATCAGGATCCAATTTACCGTTCTTCACGTATTCAGCCATGTAAGGGAAGATGAAGGTATCCAAGAGTTCCAAGAATTCTTTAGAATCCCCTACGTTACCCAAGGTAGTACGAACATCCAAAGTATTTACAGCAGGTTCGCTATCCGTACCCATTTTGAAGATAATGATAGAAAGCTCACGAGCCAATACAAAGATTTGTTCAGTAATGGGTTTATTCACCAGCAATGCTTTCAGTGTACCAGCATTGAATCCCATATCGTTCATGAGGTCTACAAAACCAATACCATGTTTTTCACACAAACCACGGAAGTCTTGCAGAATGAAGTTAGGGTCAGTAATCAAGGCTTCAAAAGACTTATCTTGAATACCAGTTTGATTACCTGTTTCCTCTGCAGGTACTTCGTTGATGATTTCTTCTTCACCTACAAGAGTAGTCTCAGTAAATTCTTGTTCTTGAGTCATTTTAATAAATTTCCTTAATATTAAGGTTAATGGAAAAGGGTAAGGAAGTCAGGATCTAGAATGACCTCCTACCCATAAAACTTTATTTCTTAGGTTTATCACCATTATCAATCATGGAATCTTCTACTTTAGAAGTTTTCGCATATTTCTTTTTAATGGTTTTCTTATCAGCTTCTAACCAATAAGGATGGTAGGTACCTAAAGCCATACGCATAATGTCAATAGTGGAGAGTTCCAATTGATCATGGTTTTCATCATCTGCACTCCAGAAGTAACGAGTATCCAGAATCATGTTCCAGTCGTAACCTTCCATTTTGATTTTCTCGTATAGAGTCGCTGGAGTGAGTTCTAAAAGACGATTATCAATAGAACGTAGATGTGTAGACCAATGGACGGACATTTGCAACATATCCGCACAGATTTGAATTGCACGAGCTAAACGACGATCTTCATCCATCAATGTACGAACAGTGGTTCGAGTCAGTTTTTGTTCTGGATACAAGATGCAGGATACATCTTTAAAGTTACCGGTTTGAGTAATCTCACCATGTAAACCATAGTTACCATGTGTACGTAAGAAGTGGAAATTCGTCAACTCTTCTAATACGCCGTACTTTTGAGAAACCACGATATTTAAAGTATAACCAGAAGGACCTGTTTTACAACGCCATTGCTGCATAGAGACGACATTCAAGTCATCGACGTTGTTGTCATTAGCTGCGTTCTTTAATGGATACTCCATGACATTACGGTCAGCTTTATTGTGCAGTTTAGCAACTGCTTTAATACCCCACATGCAAGTAGACAAGAAAGTAATGTTTTCAGGTACGCCTTTCATCTTACGACCATTGTCTACGTGTTGTAAAGGTTTGTGTACAGGTGCATAAGGATCCATCTGTTTCAGTTCGCCGTAATGCACTGTACCTGTTAAGTAGGTATTGGTACCAACTAACAAGTCAGGTAATTCATCAATCATGTTTTTCTTGAACTTACCTGAGTTCATGGCAATCATGTTTTGCTTAGCATCACCTAAGTCAGTTTTATCACGAAGTTCTTGTACAGCTTCTACTTCAAACTTAGACAAAGAGTCTAATGTAATAAAAGTAGGCAACATGATCTTCATGGGTTTACCTTCTCTATCTAGAGCAGGAATTTCAATCTTAATGGATGCACCTTGTTTCTTTTTACCGTACATCCATTCCTTAGCCATTTTAAACCATTCGTCACCTTTATAGATAGAAGACTCGGTGACAATCCATCGACCTGTTTGGAACCAGTCGGCTTCTGCTAAGGCACCTACAATGCGTTTTAAGCGTACTTCAAGACCAGGGATGTAGGCATTGTTCTCCGTATCGTATTTTTGTCCTGTAGCGTAACGGTGGACACGGAATGCGGCGACTTCATTGATATGGTCAGCCAGAGCGGATTTATATGAGTTACCAGGACCAACAAGAATGACAGAACCATTATGTCCGCCATTTGTGATGTAACGACCGTGTTGTGCTTTTACTGGAGAACCAGTTGGGATATCCATGAGACATCCTACGTTGATATTAGTTCGTAAGTAAGGCGATTGCTTCGCTGGCATTTGGTAAAATCCAGTAATCATTTTAATATTACCTCGGGTATTTGAGAATTGGGTTAAAGTTGGTATTTGTTCAAACTATATCTATTTCAAAAAGATTTAGTCTATTAGAATTCATAAAAGGAAAAGTAAGTTTATGTCTATTCAAAATAAATATTCCATCGGATCAAAGTGGGATGTTTCCCTGATGGTATCCGTCGAACAATTGCAAGCCGACATAGAAAAGATTAAGACTTTGGATGTCTCTCATGAAGGTTTGTTTAATGCGGTGACTGAACTCTTTAATAAGACATTCAACACTTTGCGTTTAACCGCGCAATCTTTATTCTCTTCTGATAAAGTAAACAGTAAAAACCTTATGTTGGATACCGCTCGTCTGAACCGATTGGACAAAAATAAACTGAGTCGTAGTTATGCCGCTATGCTGGATTTGGAAGTTGATATTCCTCCAGGCATGGCAGTAGATTACGAAACATATATTCGTCAATCTTTCGAAGTGAGTAAATCCCTGAAAGATGTGATCAGTCAAGTCGCTCAATTGCGTATTGATGTAGGTCGTGTGATTTCTACCGATAAAGGGTTAACTGATTCTACTTTGTTCTCTGACATGAACTATATTCGTCAAGCAGACTTGATCAATAAAGAATTGAAAACATTAAGCACCATGAAGAAACCAAATGACTTTAATGCGGTAGCGAAGTATGGTGATGTCTTTAATTCTGGTATTGACATTTATGCTGTCGTGAAATTGGCTGAAGACAACAGTGATTTGATCAACAGTATTGATCGTAAGAAATTGTTGACTGAAGTCGATACTGCTGTTCAATATGTTCGTGATTTGAGTGAAATGGCACGTGATGGTTATTCTAAGCCTATGGTCGCTAAGATTGCTAATGCTACGACTAAAGTTGCTGAAATTGTCGAAGCATTCTCTGTATGTGTCTACAATGCTGAAATCATTACCGTAGCTTTGAATTCTGCTATTAATGCAGCAGAAGAATTCTTAAAAGGTAAATAATGATACAATACTCCTCTACCCAATTAAGGGTAGAGGAGTAGTTTATTCTTCTTTCTTTTCTTCTTCGTCGTCATCTTCTACTTTAATCTTCAAGGTAGACATGATTTCTTCTTGAGTAATGACTACTGTGCCTGTTACGAGTTCATCATCACGGATATCTCGGGAAGCACTTGGTAATTCAAATACTCGACCTTGTGGTTTGTAGTTAGGATCATGTGGAATGGCATCTTGTTGCATACGCTCTTTACGCGTTCTTTCGTTACGAGAGAGCGTTTCTGCTACCAGAGCAGATACCAGAGCAGCATCAGTGGCATTGCTTTCTTCTTCCACTTTCAGACGTGCAGTAGCAATCAATGACTTATCATTCGCATCCATGGCTTTTAAAGCTAATGCAGCTAAGTCAGGATCATTCACTAATGCTTTTAAATCAGCAGTAGCTGCACGTACAATCGCTTGACGTAACTTAATGTTCTCGTCTAAGATACCTTGAGAATCGTACTTAGAGGTTTCACCTTTAATCTCAAACTGTTTAATTGGATCTATTGCAGGAGGAGCAATTGGTTGATCCAAATTTACTCCTTCTATCATTTGTTCAGCACTCATTTTAAATTTCCCTATATAAGTGTTAAAAAGATAATTTATTCATAATGCTTATATAGTTACGCTTTATATTAGTTTATTTCAAAAATATACTATTAAGATGAGATTACATTATTCTTTTGAATCTTAATCATGACAATTATACCATATCGATAGCAGAGGTGATATAATTGTTTCTTTTCTAATCTAACTGTAACAAAGGACTTTTCTATGCTAGCTAAATTAGTAAGTCTCTTTCCGTTTAAAGAAAGAGCTTACAATAAGAAAGTGGAAGAACATGAAGTATGGGCAAGAAATACCATAAATCGATTTCGTGAACTTTCTAAACAATATGGTCCAGAAGGTAAGAAGAAAGCCATTGAGGATTATCTATCTTACCTTGAGTTAACCATGGTAAAAATCAACAAGCTCATGGACAATGAAAACTATGCTAAACTACCTGATAAGATTGGTTTAGACTTAGCGACAAGTTGCTATGGGATTTCGACACCTGATAATAGTTATTCGGATTTGGTTGAGTTAACGAATCTGAATAATTACTTAACCTCTAAACCACATGATTCTTTCAGAGATGTGGTGCGATGTAGCATTTTCGATACGTATAAAAATCCTAGACAGTATTACAAAAGTAATCTGCCGGATGATGTATCCGTATTGCATTCTGCTTACATCTATCTAAACTCCGTTAAGGACTTCTTAACGAAACTTTCTAATCTAACTAATTTTGAAAATTACGTCGGCTCTTATAAAGATGTCTTTCTGATTAGCACGTATAATCTACTGCTCTTAGAAAAGCTCTTTATTTACATTCGGGAGTACGATAAACAGGAGGCAATTAAGAATGAACTCTAAAGATACCGTATTGCAGGGATTCCGTCGAATTACGGATACTGAGAATGGTTCGGTACAGGATGTAACGAATACTTGGGGTGGTGTATTAGCTTTACTCTTACGTCGTATCATTAAGGATAACTACGATGGTAAAGAGGTAGAAGGCTATCCACAAATGGAGGACGAGTCTTTGATCTATTCTCAAATGACTGAGATTATCGAAGAAGCACTGCGTACTTACTCTGGTAATACTTTAGACCAGAATAAGATCACTGCCGAGAAAGCTCGTTTATTGAAAGAGCTGTCTCGTGAAACCATCAGTATTAAGTACTTAGGTGAACTCTTCCATATTCTGGATTTACCTTGGGTAGACATCACCATTACCATGCAGCGTAAGTCGGGTACGATTAAATCCTATACAGCTCACGTAGGTGGTGTAGGCTTAACGCAGTACGAGCGACCAGTACGTAATCAAGAACTAATCGATCAACAAAAACTGCATGAAGAAAGTGCAGAAATTAATCACGAACTGTATTCGCTGGGGAAACAAGTTCGTAAGGAGGGTAATCAAGATGAGTGAACTGGACTTGTCTGTAGACCAAACACTGGACATGACCAATATCGATCCAAGTAAAGACGGTATTGACCATATCCGTATTAATCTCAATGATACAGCCACTTTGTTAGGTGAACGTTTGTTCATTGACCATACGCGAGTATTTTATCATCCTCGTTATGGTAGTTTCATTTCCATCTCTGCTGCCGTAACGTGGTATAAACTAAAGAATAAGGACGAGAACATTCGCTCTTTATGTGGTGCTCGTTTACGTGAATATGTAGACAAACAAATCAAGTCTGGAGAAAATGAATACGAAGTCAAATTCATTCCAGACAGTTTGTTAGAAGAATTCTTGGTTTATTCAAT